TTGAAGTTTAGTTTTAGTATCTGGTATATCCCATGTTCCTTCTTTAACTCCAGTATCTTCTTTTTCAAATTCTTTTTCAGCTCTTAAGGCTGCACGAACTTTAAGCTCTTTCAGCTTTAGGTTGAGCTCTTTTTCTTTTCTTAAAAGTCTCTTTGTTGAAAGGTTTTCCCTTAATTGTTTAAATTTTTTCATTTCTTTGAATACTCCGCATATTTCCATCTTTTGATGATTTTTTCTTTTACCCCTTCAGCATTATTTCCATAGTCTTGAGATTTTCTTCTTTTTGCACGCATATATGCAAGATGAGCATCTTTTTCCATTCCGGGGTTAGTAAGTAAAAAATCTTTAAAGCTTATCATTGTTGTTTTCCTTGGTCTACTTTATTTTGTAAAAAGTCTGTAGCTGAATCTAAATAATCTGCTGCTTTGACTAATTTGTTTACCCACCATTGTGGATATTCTGAATCTGGCTTAACCTGACCCATTAACTGTTCTACATTTCTTTTAATATGAGATAATTGATTCATAACATTTGCAGATTGCTCATGTCCATCTTCAGCAACTAATTTTTTATATGTTTCTGTCAAATTCATTATTATTCCTTTTCTTTAACAGACTCATTAGCTGTTTTTAGAGCGTCTTTAACTACTGGGTCATCACCTAGTCCTTTTTTAATCTTTTCGATTTTTTGATAGGCCCCAGTCATATTACCACCCATTGAAAGAGCAATCTCAACAGCCTTTGCTACTTCAGAAGCTTTAAATCTACTTCTGTATTTTTCTCTAAATTGTTTAAATTTCATTTTTTCCTCTGTTTTAAATCCATGTTTTTTCTTCAGGATATTCATAGCCGTAGCCATTTTGATTTCCATCCAACGATTCCCATAACGCTTTTTAAAATCTGCGTCTGGTAAATCCTTGGCTATCTTTTCAAGTTCTTTTTCTCTCGCTGGAGTGAGCTTGAAATCTGACATTATCCGCCTCTTGCCTTTTTGGCTAGATCTGAATCATGTACCTGCCAGGTTTTTCCTTTTACAATAAAAGAGTTAACTCTGGCTAATCCCCATTGTGCTGGAGTGGTTCCAGGTTTATGACCTACTCTCCAAGCAGCAACTCCTCTATCAAAAACTTGTTTTAGTATACCATATGCTATACCAGATGCATCGGATTTCTTCTGGATAGCTTTTCGAATTTGTCCTTTATCTTCTTTGACTAATCTATCTTCTAATTTGAGAATACCAACCATTTCATTTTTTGGTTCTTTATCACCATACATTTGCTTATATTTTTTTGTATATTGAGATGGTTTTGTTTCAGTGCTCTTATCCCCAGGAGCAGGCTTATATGCACTTGGATCATCCCAGTGTTTCTTAGCCTGCTTATTGAACTGTGCTTGTCTCTTAGCTTTTGTGGATTTACCCAATCCTTTACCAAAATCTTTTCTCAGTTTACCTGGTTCGGCAAGATCTTCTCTTTCTTTAGCTCTTTTTTCTTTTTCTGCTTTTGAAAGTTTTTCTGCCTCTACTATTTTTGAAAATGGGGTATCTTTTAAATACTTGTTCAGTGCTTTGGTTGTTCCAAAATCCCCTGCTCCACCTTCTTCTACTAGTTCAACAGAATCTAGCCATTGTCTTGATTTTATTCCGTCACATTCTATCATAAGATAATTGCTTCCACAAATTATGATTTCCCCTATCTCTCCTGATTCTTTTATTCTAACTAGATTTCCCACATTGAAAAGACTTCCTTCAATGTAATCTTCTCTTGTTTCTGAAATTGGGGGTAGTTCTACATGTTTTCTGAATGATCTCGACTCTTTTAATCCCATACCTTTTCTTACTGCATTGAATAATTCGGTGGGATTATAACTCGATGGGAGCCCTTTTGAAAATAAATTCAAATCGTTTTGTTGAGCGGCGGCTCGCATCTTGGAAGCTGACATACCAGTTGCACCTTCTGCATCTGGATCTCTCTCCCCTGCACTTACTACATTTATAGCACCTTCGAAATTGTAAAAGCCGTGCCTAGCTTTAATACCATTATATTTGTTTAATAATATATCAAATTCTTTTACTCTATCACTACCAGCAACCATTGTTACTTTAGTGAATCCTTGATCGTAAAGTTTTACTACTACATCTAGTACATTACGAACATCTTTATCTGCCATAACACTACGTGCATGTTTTGGAAACATCTTGCGTAAAAATTTGACTTTTTCTGTGAATCCTAATGGATTTTGTTTTGGGTCTACTGATCTAGAAGCGTATATTCTATATGAACCGCCTCTTGATTGATTTTTGACGTGTTCAAACAATTTTTCATGACCAATCGTTGGAGGATTGAATCTACCAAACACAAAAGAAACCTCTTTCGAGTTTTCGACTATGTATTCATTAAATGATTTAATTGCCATTTATATCCTCGGTATCCCATTTTAGCCAGGATTGTCCCAGCCTTTTATAATATCTTTGCTAAAATTGTTAGTCGAAAATTCTAGTCTATCAACTAACTTAACAGCACCACCTTGTAATCGATCTATAGCGACAAAGCCTTCAACGCCGGTCACTTTAAATCCGGATTTTGTTTTAACGAAGGTACCAATATTTGATAACTCGTTTAGTTTATTTATAATAATTAACTTCGCATCGACGACAAAATTCTGTAAATCAAACATATTTTTTAGACCTTTTATGTTAGATTTGTTGAAAAATGATAATAATTTATCTCTTTCTGCAGCTTTTTTATCTTTTCCGGCAGGAGATTTTAATTTGTCCATTTGCTTTGTATATCTTTCTTCTACGAAATTTATTAATCCTTTGGCATGTTTATTTGTGTCTTTTATTCTTTCACCTTTTCTTACTGCCAAATTATTGTAAACATTTATTATAAGATTTAATTCTTTATTGGATTCTATCTCTTTTAATATATTCGATTGTATTTTCTGGAAAGTCTTTCCTGCAGCAGATAGGTTTGCATTTAGGATTTCAGTTTGCTTAGCTGTAAGTGTAGCCTTTCCAGATAGATCTTTTAGTGTTGCATCTACCATCCAAACATTTTTTGAAGGTTTTATCTTTGAAACAATTTCTTTACCAAATGTAGCTGTCATGTTTTCAAAGCTTGAACCACTGTATGTAGTGTGCCAAACAATTCCAATTTTAGCTGACATTATATCCTTGGCTATGTCTGTGGATGTTGGTACAGCATACACTATGGTGTTAGGATGAAAGGTAACATGCTGAACCCCATTAATAGTTTCTTTCTTAAGATCTGATGACTCAAACATAAAGTCACCTTGAATGACTCCTTTAATTCCTAAATCTTTTAAATTGTCGAATGCAAGTTTGAGTTTCTTATTTAAATCACCACTTGTATCAGCGTCTATGTCTGCATGGTTCTTATACACCTTAGCATCTTTATTAAAGATACCTTTTTTTGCTACAAAGAATTTTCCATCTGATGGATCTTCTCCAGCGAATAAGGCGGGGGCTCCGTCCCACTTGACAGTAATGTCTACAGGTGCTTTCGCATTACCGCTCAACATATCCCTCATTGATCTTAGCGCTAGGATAGCTTGGCGAGCCCCCTTAACTCCGCCGTCAATAATAAGATCCTCAATATGTGTCATATGAGTATTCTTACCTGCGGCTTCTGTTAGGTAATTAGTTAGTGATTTCATTTATTTTCCTGCTTTTACATAAGCACTTGATTCAGATAATTCTGAACCAGCATAATTAACAAAATTAGTTACTACATCGTTTAGTTTTCTACCACCTAATTGTTCTAGTTGATATGCAACCATTGTAATAGCAAATTTAGAAGAAATCCATTGTCCATCTTTTTGGCCTATTTCTTTTTTAAATTCTTTATATCCTATATTATTATAAAAATAATTAAAATATGTATAATACTCTTTTATAGCTCTGTCATCGCCCTTAGCCATTTTTTTAGCTTGTTTTACAATATATGCTGAATGTGGTTTTAATCCATATCTTCTACCATTTCTTAGTAGGTAGTTATTCATTATTCCCCACGATAATCCACCGCCTCTTGCTTTCTTTCCTTTTAATTCGGCCTTTATATTACCAAATTGTTTATTGTCTTTAAACATTAAAACACCTGAATCAAATTTTAATGTTCCATTCTTTGCTGACCAATAAGATCCGCCCTTTGTTTCTAAATCAAATCCTAGATATTTGTAGTTTTTAATAAGTGATTTATCTATATTAAATTCTTTAATTGGAACATCTTTTGTCATTGGTCCTTTAAGTGATATACCAACCAATATTCTGTCTAAGTAGTTTTGTAATATTGATCCATTTAATGCTGAAATGTTTGAGCTATCTAAATCTTCAATATTAAATCCTTTATCTATTGCCCATACGTCGCCTGGATTCCATTTATCATCTTTTAAAGCAGTTTCTCCCATGTTTTTATATGCTTCATTCTTTTTAGCATATATTCTAATCATCTCTGCACTGCCTCTATGAATAGTCATTCCTTTTTTAACATATCCTTTTTTAATTAATTCTTTTGAAATATTATATGATGAAAGCATCCAAGCATCTGGCATATCGGATAGTTCATCCCATTTAGCATCAAGCTTTGCATTTCTATATGCGTTTTTTAATATGTCATTTGTAAAAAATTCGAGGGGTTGATTATATCCATGCTCAAGCATTGCATGTAACATAACTGCGTTGTGTGCTTCATTTCTTCTTGTCTCTTTTTCAC